CAACACTGGAAAGTGTTGACACTTTTTCAGGGGAGCCTCAAGAGTGTACAGTAAGGGACGCTGGAATAGTTTGGGTTGGAAGCCGCCTCTTGAGGAAAAGCCTACCACAGCACTCATCTTTATGATGGTGGTTAGGAAAACGGAAGTGCCGTCGAAAGACAATCCCCGGAGCAGGCCTCAGAAACCTGTAAATCTATGACGATAGTCGGAGCGTGCTTTGAATAACTGCACATAGGCCCCCGTATGGGTCTCACTGATGCTTAATGGCGGGTGAGGTAGTCTAGCAGGGTGTTGCTAGATGAGGATGACACAGGAGAGGAGGGCCTGTGGTTATGGGTGAGTTGACCGCCCATGTAGAATTTCTTTTCAACCCTTTGCCGATGTGAGCTGTAGTTGCTGTGTGTGATGACCAGTTAATGAACGCCAAAGAGAGTGGGAGCCCTTTTTAGGGTAATTGGGCAAGGACGCCCGTTAAATTGCAAACCAATTCAGTTGGTCCGTGCCCACACACACCGTCTGCTTTTACCCTTTGACTCTTGGGGAGTATAGACGTTAAATTTGAGTTGCTAACAATAATAATAATAATCGGTTTCGTGGAAGGGCCGCAAATCACCACGAAAATGCACTTAAAGGAAAAGAAAAAGATAAAGAAAAGAAAGAAAATGTCAAGAAAAAGGAGGTTAATGGAAGGAAACCACCTCCTTCGAACAACAATAAAAGACATGCAGATGTTACAGTTGAGCCGTTGGGCCGTCGGAGAAATCGTTCCAAAAAGAATGGAGGTGGATTGATGCAACCGAAGCTACCAGCGGGTTGCCCCATCAAACCATTGCAGTACCAAAGAAAGCATTTTGACGGAAGGAGAAGAAAACCAAAGTTTTCTACAGACATACAAGCCAATCTAAAAACTCAGTCACAGTGGTGGAAATCCATTAAGGATCCCCTACATGGAGCATCCTGTAAAATTCCAGATGATAATGGGATTGAAACAGGAACTTTCCAGTGTGCACTTAATGTGACTTTTACCTCTAAAGCTAACGTAACCGCCGGAACCAATTTTGGTGGAGTTCAATTGTTCAGCCCCTATCCGGGAATTAGTACGACTAACCCCAGTGGGCAAAATTATCAGTTTTTAGATGGAGCCACATCCAACAATGCCTCTATGAATTGGGACGCTGCAGTCTATGCACTCCCCACGAATGTGCCTCTTAATGAGTATTCGCAAGGCGTACGTGTAGTCTCTGCTGCTGTATATGTTGAATCCGAAGCTTCCCTGTCGTCGTCATCTGGGGAGTTTTGTTGTTTTATCTCACCTTGGGATTACTTTGGGTCTGGCATCCCATATGATGACTATGCTAATAACTACGGTTCTGGAATAATGCCTTTAAATAGGACTCAACCTATGAAGGCTTCCTGGTTTCCCTGTAATAAGGAAAACTCGGAATATAATGCCTTCTATAACTGCCAAACCAATGCAACGTTGGGCTTCGGCGACGGAGATCAACGTCCCTGGAGCATAGGCATAATTTCCAATGGAGCGCCGGATGGAACTGTCTTCCGCGCCATTATAGTAGTTAACTATGAATTCATCCCACATCAAAATGCCGTTGATCTGCTATCCGCTAAACCTTCCCGCGTTGATGTAGTAGAACAACAACTTGTCGAGACTTGGGTCCAGGATGAACCCAAAGCCGAACCAGTCACAGCCAGTACAATGTCTGCATCACCATCGGCTGTGACTGAGACTCCAAATCCTACGGGTTTTGGAATGTTTGCTGATGTAGTCAAGGAATTGATCCCTTATGGCCTTGAAGTTGCTAGTGATCTTTTTTAGAAGACCATGGCGTCGCCTATTATCTGAATTTGGCGACTAACAAGTGATACGATTTGTAATCTTTAAAAACATGTATCCCGACACCCAGGGGGAGCCTTTGGGCTTGGTCTAACGTGAACGACGAACCATACTAAGTGGGGGGCGGCCCCCCCCTTTTCACCCTCCCGATATAGGAGGACGACAGCGCAATCTGTTTCTTTGCTCGATTCCCTTGGTTAGGAACCCTTTCTTCACAACCAATATTACAATATGAATGAACCTCGAGGTTCTAGTTACCATGCCAGGTCTTTCTCTGGTTTATTACGATTCATTTGTATACTCACTAAGAAGAATTTTTCAGTATTATTCAAAGCACTACGTTCAGCCGTGGATGCTTCAATTTTCGGTATTAAGACCAATCTATTGCAGTTCAGAACTGTTGTGCTAAGTAATTCCATTTTTGCTATGCAGAGGGAACCATTTCGTGATGTAGTTGGTATAGTGGTGCAGTCTTTAGTAACTTTATTAGAAACCGTGTCTGTTTGCACGTCTGCTTTGTTATCTAATGTTCGATTGCAACTTTTGTTGTCACGAGTGGGAAACCTCATGGCTTCACTCTACTTAGCTGTTGTTGACCTAGGATTAGATGGTCTTCAGTTTTTGTTAAATAATGCTCTTTATTTATTGCCGTTAGTTGTTGTGCTTAAGGTTTTAGCGCACATCTATAATATAGAATCTAGCAAAAACATTAATGTTAAAAAACCAAAGACCTTGGTAGTTGCTGGTCAAACTATCAAACAAAAAGATGTCTCGTTTGTTTTAGAATCAATAGAACAAGAGATAGATCTTGCAAACACGCAAATCATGAAAGAAAAATGTCCCCATTGCAAGTTGGTTACGTCGTCTTGTATTAACACCAATTGCAAACAAGGAGCCGTGGAGAACATTGCAATTAGGGATAAGGCAATGACCACCCTCAGTAATGAGCGGCGAAAAATTAACAACATGCCTTTGTCAGATGTTGTTGCTTTAGGCGAAGTCATTCGTATTCCTTATCACCAATCCATTCCTATTATGGTCAAGTTTGAAGTAATAGATATAGTGGATGTGGAAGATACTCGGCCTAAGAGCGACATGATTGTTGATTTGGCTGACAATCGTTTATGTGTGCTTAAACCAATGCCTGAATTATATGGTTTTGCACTACCCTTTTTGAAATATTGTTTGCCTCTTGCTGGTCTCCATTGGAGGGACGTGTTTGTGTATGTAGAACATTTGAAACAACAACGAAAGCTTATAGTCGTTAATGAAATTAATAAGTTGTGTGTTTCTCAGATCAAAGCCAACTCATCATTATCTGCAGTTGTATCTGGTCTCTTTAATCATGGAATTTCACCATTTAGGGACGCACGTTGGTTTTGTGCATCAATGGCTCAGGGCTTCATAGACCCTGACTATAAAAATTTTCAATAAGCCTGCCCCGACAGTTATACCAATATGGTTATAGGTTGGAGGACTTGCCGTCGCCGGAAATAGATAAGATTTTTAAATTGGGAGTCTCCGAAGACTTCTATTTTAATTTGGTTTATGTGACACCAAGGGATTCAGACACCCTTGTTGGTCGTACACTCCCTATTTTCTGTGCTGACGCTTGTCTTCCGGGGCCCGACCATCGGGACCAACTGTCGTTACTCGCAGGCTCTTTTAAACGCATAGCCGCCCCTCCTCCGATTCCCAAACGACAATTACATATCAATATACGGGAAGTCAGGCGGTTCTCAAAACGAAAAATATTTCCGCGTTTTACTCCTTTAGAGGAGGAGGACATTTTAGATCCTCTCTCATGGATTAATCAAGTCAATCAATCTGAAACCCGCAAGGCTGAACTTCGTGAGGTTTATATGAAGTTGCAATCCCACAATATTTATCCAGAAGTTACTGGAGATGAGAGAGAAGAACCAACCACAACTGGTTCATTTTGTAAAGATGAAAAATATAATGACCTAAAGGCACCGCGATGGATCAATGCATCTCAAGATGAAGTTAAAGTAATCTATGGTCCAATTGCTGATGCCATAATGAAACATATGTGCTCTAAACCCTATTTTATTAAGAAAGTACCGGTCGCTGAAAGAGCGGACGCCATCTTTGACCTTCTTTTTGAAGAGAATAGTAAGTATGTCATGAATGACTACACCAGTTTTGAGGCACACTTTGACCGCATTAGGATGTCGATATGGCATGATTTTATTCTTTACATGTGTTCCAGAATCCGTTTAGGTAGGTTGGTTGATAAATTTAAATTAAAAGAAATGTTAGAAGGCCTTTTAGGCCCTGGTATGCTTGATGCTTTCTTGAATGAGATCTTGATGGCACGCAGAACTTGTAAGATGAGAGGTTTTGGTGATGTATCAGTAATTGCTCGTCGTATGTCGGGTGAGATGGATACTTCTGCAGGCAATGGTTTTTCAAATTTTGTCATGACACAATTTGTCGGTTGGAAGTTAACAAATCACAAGCAAGATGAATTTCCTTGTGTCATTGAAGGAGATGATTCATTGACTCGTTATCCCCCCGATGTGGAAGTCACTGACGCATTCATGGCTAAATATGGTTGGCATGCTAAGATCGAAACACATGTCAATCTTTCTGAAGCCTCCTTTTGTGGCCTTATTTTTGACCCTCAGGACAAAATTTCGGTATGTGATGTGCGTGAAGCAGTACTTAAGTTATGGACGAATCGTAGGTATGTAACCGCTTCAGATGCTTGTCTGAAGTCACTACTACGCGCAAAAGCCTTGAGTTTCGCTTGTGAATATGGTCGAGTTCCCATTATTGGACCTTTAGCTTATCGTATTTTGGAACTTACGAAAGGTGTGCATGTGCGGAAGAGTATAATCAATTCTTTGGAACAATATGAGCGTGAGCGTCTCCTTCATGCGATTGAGTGGCACAAGACATTTAAACCGTGGCAAGTACGTAAACCCATTCCAATCAACACTCGAGAATTAGTGCAGAAGTTATATGGGATCGATATTGAGGATCAGCTGAATATTGAACAGCGGTTTTTAAGCTATAGCCTCGGTCCTTTCAGTATTCCAGAAATTGATTTTAGTGCTGTCACTCGCATGTCCATGTTGAGATATACAGGCTTTGACCGTGAGAGGGAGAGGACATTTAATTACAATGGTCGTTCAAGGTTGATAAGAAATATGAAAAATCTCGTGTACCAGTTACCAGATACCGTCAATTTTGGTTGCTATTGTCTTCGTAAACAAATGATGTTAGAGCAACTAGATAGATTAATTGACCCTAGAGAAGTTTCGCAAAAACAAATTATAAAAATAAAAAGATATAAAAATTTTAGACGTAGTTACAAGAGAACCCGGATGGATTTAACGGCTTATCTTATTCGTTTGTAATATTATTATTTAAATAACTATATTATTTTAGTTTTAGATGTTAGAGTCCCGTCGTTAGTGGGGCAAGGCGCAAGCCGG